AACTACCCACTAAATTCACACAACTAAACGAGTTCCAGGCCCAAAGCCTTTTATACGCAACACGCGAAGCTATGGAGCTACGCAAAAACAACAAGGTAAATACACGCACAATTGAAGGTAATTGCAACCTGGTATTTACCTTTAACTTTACCGATGCAGGCCATACATTGGTTGATTGGCAAGAAATCTAATACAGGAAACTAAGAATGAAAAAATTACTACTAGCAACAGCGTTACTTACTTCACTTTCAGCAACAGCTAAAAAGCCAATAGACGGAAAGATTGAGCACATTAAAAACATGGAAGCAGCGCAAGCGGTGGCGGAACTTGTTGAGGCTTATGGTTATAGATGCGACTCTATCAGCTCATTCCTACCTTTTGTGTTTGGTCGAGGTTATACACTTAGATGTAATGGATTGAGATATACATACGAGCTTACTGATAAGGGTGGTAGATGGGTTGTGAAAGTTAAATAAACAAAACCACCACAACCAGCCGCTTAATTGCGGCTTTTTTGTGTCTGGGTGTTGACACGATATTATGCACAGTGCATAATTGCTTAAACACACTAAATAAAGGTAATTAAAATGAATATGACAAAAGAAGACTTGATGGATTTAATCAAGTATTGCAACACACAAAGACATAACGATGAAAGGGTCATAAGAAGAATTAAGCGAAACTACAAAGGTATTATGGAGAGATACAATCAAATTCCAAAAGAGCTAATAAGCGAAGATGGGATCATGTCACCAGATGAAGAAATTCAAATGCTTGTAGATTCCAAGGCTAAAGCAACAATACTTAAAAAGAAACTTGAATTAGAACTTAGAAAATAAAAGCCAGTCGGCAAACTGGCAATTTAGCAGGATAAAACGAGGTAATTGTAACATGATTAAATTTGAAAGCGAAAAACACTTAGAAGACTTTATATGTGAAAACCTAGATGAGGGCGTTTGCGTTGTTGATAAGATAGATTTTGACACTTACAAAAGGCAATACAAGTGTGGTAACTATGGGGTTGCTGATATCGTGGCCTTTAACTGTGTTGAAATAAATGGCAACCCAGAAGTGCTTGAAATATACATTTACGAACTTAAAAACGAAAAGTTTTCAGTAAAACACTTGTCTCAGGTATCAAGGTATTACACTTACTTTAGAAGAATGGCCGAAGACATTTACCCTGATTTAACGATAAGCATATACCCTAGCGTTGTCTGCCTTGATGATGGCCTTTCCGATGATGATTATATATCGAACATGGAGGATTTCAGCATACCTATTTATAAGTATTCTGTATGCCCGAAAAGCGGTTTTAGAATAACTCAGTCTCAAGGAATAAAATTAAAGACGGAATCAATTGCAGAGTGCGATCATGTAAATGAACTTATGGGTGTTTAAATGACTATTTACAAATCAAGTGCCGCAGATAAATACACGGTGATACCAAACGAAACAATGAGGGATAATTCAATATCTTTCGAGGCTACAGGGTTGCTTTGCTTTCTGTTAAGCCTGCCTGCTGATTGGGCCATACATAAAAGCTGGCTACAAAAACAAAAGTTAGGTTGCGGACGGGACAAATTAACCAGATTAATATCTGAGCTTGAGGAGGCTGGCTATATAAAGCGCGAAGTTTCACAGCTTGAAAATGGCAAGTTAAACGGTTATGACTGGTATGTTCACCCAACCGCATTACTGAAAAACCGTAATACGGATAACCCGACTGACGGAAAACCCGCAACTACAAAAGAAAGATCTTTAAAAAAGAAAGATTCTACAAATTTAGATCAATCAAAGATTGCTCGCGCAAAACTTGAAGAAGATAGCTTTGAATATTGGTGGAAAGCCTACCCAAAGAAAGTTGCAAAAGCATCAGCTCTTAAATCTTGGAAAAAGGTTATTAAGAAAATGGATGATGAAACAGTAACAGAGCTAACCAATCACATTGTTAGCGATGTTGAATTTAGACTTAAAGACTTGGAAAGTGGCAATGATAGATTTATCGGCTTTGATAGACTTCACGCAACAACATATTTAAACCAGGAGCGTTACAACGATGATTATTGATAACTTATGGGCCGTACTGTCTACAGCGCTTTTAAAAGGTGTAAGCCCAAAAACTAGGGAAGCTTTAAACATAATCACCGAGGATATGATTGAAGATAAGTTTTCGCTTGAAGTTTACAAGACGATTAAACAGCTAGATCAATTTGGTTCAACTGTTAGCCCTATGGCCGTTGATGATGTTGCCAGTGGAAAGCTTGAGTATTCAGATTTAATTGAAGCAACGCAAAAAGCTGGAACAACATCAGATCCAATTTATTCAGCAATACAAGTTAGAGCAATGCACAATGACAAACTTGCAGCTAACGAGTTAAAAAATATCTTAGGAATGATACAGGGCGGTAAACCGTTTGAGCGTGAAACTGTCAGCCAATCATTAGGCGAGCTAAGCCAATTGCTTGCGCCAGAAGTTAAAAGCAAGCCAAAGCCGTTTAGCGAGTTCGTTACTGGTTACATTGACGTTATAGAGGAAAGACAAAAGAACCCGCAGGGAAGCTATCTTGATATTGGCCTAAATGTAATCGTTGAAAAGGTTGCTCTTGTTGTTGCTGGTGGTCAACCTGGTATGGGTAAAACTGCGCTCGCATTATTCTGTAATCGCTACGTTGCACAGCGGGGGCTAAAAACGCTTATGTTTTCTCTTGAGATGGAGGGTGGGCAATTGTTTGAGCGTGAGGTTGCAGCATTTGCAAAGATACCAACAAGAAGACTTAAAAAGGTCGGTGAAGAGGATTTGACTGATTTGCAATGGGCGCAATTAACCAAAAGCCTTGATGACTTAGACAAGCAACAAATTTTTATTGATGATGACCCAATGCTATCAATGCCAATACTTCAAAAGAAGTGCAGAGAGTTTAAAGAGAAGCATCCAGACCTAGCTTTGATAACTGTTGACTACTTAACGCTGATGAAAATGCCTGACGCTTATTCTAGAGCGCTTTCAGTAGGTGAGGCTACTAGACAGATGAAGTTGCTAGCAAAAGAGCTTAAAACGCCCATCCTGTTGCTCTCACAGCTAAACCGTGAAGCAGATAAAGCCCTAAGAGAGCCAAGGCCGTCAGATTTGCGAGATTCAGGCTCAATTGAGCAAGACGCTGATATTATCGTATTCCCTTATCGTGAGGAGGTTCACAAACCAGAATCAAATAACAAAGGGCTAGTGAAAGTAATCAAGGCAAAAGTGCGAGATGATGAAGTTGGTGAGCATATTTTAAGCTTTGAGAATGGCGCTATGTACGAATCAAATAGGGATTGGGCTGAAACTATTGAGGAAGATTCAAACGGATTTGTACCAAGGAAGAAATTCTAATGAAAAACGATGCACAAAAACAATTTGAAAATCACTGCTCAGAACACCTGGATATGCGCCATCATTTACCGATAGCGCAACAGGTCTACAAAGAGGCATACGATGCAGAGCCTACCGAAGTTAAAAAAAGAAACATGGCTTTTAGAGCTATGAATACATATTTAAGACGACAGCTTGAATCTATAGGTTGGGGTAATTGGCGACCAGACGAAAAAGGAAACAAGCCAAAACGAGTAGCACCGCAACAAGGCAAATTAACAGATTCAGAACGCGCAGCAGTAGCGCATAAATCAACAAAAGAAATACCGAAAGGTATGGGTATAAAATTAGATTGGTAAGGGGTAGAAGATGCTAAGTAAAAACACAAAACCAAACGCAGAGGAAAAGGCGTGGCTTAAAGCTGTAGCTGATTTTCATAACGAGCATGGAGTAGGTTATCTATTCGGCGATATGTGGAATGATGCGCCATTCCAAATCCATCATGTATGCGGCAGAAGCTACAAGCACAACAAAGTAAAAATCGGACATTGGTTTATTTTACCGGTACCACAACAACTTCACGATGCGCATAGTTCGCACCCACTAAACGTTACGCATTACAGAAAGCGATTTTCAGAAGCTTTTGGAAATCAGAGATACCTATGGCGCAAGATGGTTGAGAAAATGACTGAGAATGGCATAACAGAGCCAGAAAGCAACATTATCAGCGCAATTATGTTAACTAAGTATTGAGGTTGTTATGAGTGATTATGAATTTACACTGCCATGGCCCCCGAGCGTTAACGGCTATTGGAGAAGCTTTAGAGGTAGGCAGATAATCAGCAAGAGAGGGCGCGAGTATGTTAAATCTGTTAATGATGCAATGTCTAAGCTTGGTTTATGTGGTGAGCTTTTAACTCAACCGCTAAGCGTTTCGATTGAGCTTAACCCGCCAACACTGAGAAGGTATGACATAGATAATTTCACTAAAGGTGTTTTTGATGCTCTTAGTAAGTGCGAGTTTTGGGTTGATGATGAGCAGGTTTTAAATCTATCAATTAAAAAGGGGGCTAAAACTCCACCTGGCAACGTTTTGGTTAAAGTGCACGTTTATGATTGAAAAATACAAGCTAGTCACAAGCAATAAATCAGCATTGATTGAAGCTCTTGAGATTATGCTTAGTCAAAATGAAGCGGTACAAGTTACCGCAAAGCCTTGGAGTGGCAAAAGAAGTCTGCCAGCCAACGCGCAGGTTTACGTTTGGTACGCGCACATAGCAAAGCTGGAAGGCGAAAGCGCAGAGTCAGTGCGTAACTTTTGTAAATTGATGTTTGGTTTGCCAATACTGCTACAGGATGAAAATTACAAAGATAAAATATCCTGGACGCTTAACAAGCTAGGTTTTTACAATTGGAATCACGAGCAGCAAGTTAATTACATGGAATTACTACCAGTTAGCAGCTTGTTCAATACGAAACAGCATAATGAATATAGGGATAATATACAGGCTTACTACGCCAAGAACGGCGTGATGCTTGATTATAAATAATCATCATTTAAATATTTGCATGGTTAATATTTAAGATATACAATAATTAAAAATAAGTAGAGGTGTTAAACATGAAAGAGTTGATTATAAATGATA